TATGTAAATCGTCGTTAGCTTCAGTTTGGTATAGTTCATATACCAATTCGATAATTGTTTTAGGAAGATATGTATCACAATTGTACTTACCGTCAACGCGGCTCAACCAAACTTCGTCAATAATGCTAATCATCCCTTCGACAAGTTGCGCACCGCCAATAATCCACACGTTCTGCAATGCAGACATTTGTTGAAGTGACGCTTTTGCATTATCAAATGTAATGAAATGGTAGTTGCCTTGGTCTTTGTCTGCAACATCTCGTGTCACTACAATGTTATTGCGCTGTGGCAAAGGCTTTGTAGGCAAACTATCCCAAGTTGCTTTACCCATTACTACGACGCCGCCGACGGTGTTTTCTTTAAACCATTTTAAGTCTGCTGGATTATGCGGCCAAGGCAGGTCACCGTCCTTGCCAATACCCCAATCGTCGTCACATGCTAGTATTGCTCTAATCAACGTTTGCCTCCTAGTGTGTTCATCATGCTTCTATTTTCATGATCGACTTCGCGTTTTGCATCGTTATAAGCATCCTTTAATATAAAGAAAATCATTGCGATAAACGCGGGCAGCAACGTACCGGCCGTAAATCCAGCTTCTGCATGTCCAGTAATTAACCAAACAACACCTCCTGTTGGTATTGCTATTGCGAGATAGACAAGAATAAATTTTATAAATGACCAAACTCCGATGCCGATCTTCTTTAAAAATCTTTTGTGTACTCTATTCATTAGTCACCCTTTCCTGGTTTCGTAGATAATAATGGTAGCTTGTTCGGTACGCCGTGCCATTCTTTGGCATCTGCTGGAACATCTTCCGGACGCATTACTGTAATGTTAGGCCAGGCATCAGAATACTTTTGATTAAACTCTACCCAAAATGCCATGTCTGGCTCTGTGTCAGGCTTGATTGCATCTGCTGGACACTCCGGCTCGCATACTCCACAGTCAATGCATTCAATTGGATTGATTACTAGCATGTTTTCACCTTCGTAAAAACAGTCTACTGGACAAACTTCAACACAGTCCATATGTTTGCAATTAATGCAATCGTCAGTTACTACATATGTCATTTCTTGCCCTTAATTCCTTGCATAAGTGTTTGGTTCTCTTCGCTCATTTTAGCTTGTGCAGCTAATGATGAATGAATTACACCAAAGAATGCTATTACAATCAACGCCATTGTCAAGATAATTGGAACAACAAACAACCCACGTGCAGCAATTATCGTAGCAAATGGTAATATTGCTAGATATACCGACGCTGGTATTTTCATATACTCAACAAATTCAATCCATTGATATTTTAATTTTCTATTTGTCATGTATCCTCGCAAGTCTAATTAGTGTTGCACTTAAATTAATCTCTGGATCTACTACAAGTGTGTGATCCACAAGGCCCTGCTTAATTGTGAGTATTGCAGATTCTTGCTTTTCTTCATCGCCAAACAGTTCGACATTGTCGTAAAGCCAACGATAGATTTCTTCCATTTCTTCTGCACGAACTGCACCACATAGCAATTTACGTGCTTCGTGTATCTTGCCTGCTTTAAATAAGTCTACCATCGAAAGCTTCCAGTCTGTTTCGCCGCTGTCGCCAGCTTCCGGAGCAACTAGCACACCGTCTTGACTGTTCATTTGTACCATGTTAATACACTTGCGCAAGTCTGGATAGGTTGCTTTTACATATGTATCGAGTATGTCCAAGTCAGGAACAACACCCTCGGTAATCAAAATCTCAGCAACCCGTGCTGTAAATTCAGTTTGATCAACTTTTGCAATATGGAACCCTTGGCATCTACTATGAATCGCTGGAATAATTCTGTTTGGATAGTTACAAGTAAGAATAAATCTTGCTGTGGTATGATATTCTTCCATAACTCCGCGTAATGCAGCTTGCGCGTTTGGTGTCAAGTAGTCAGCTTCGTCTAGCAATACAACTTTAAAGTCGCCAAACGGTATCATTTGCACAAACCTTACAATCTTATCTCTAACATCTTCAACACTGTTAGTTCGACTTGCGTTAATTTCAAGAACGTCCAATGGATTCAAGTCTAGTTCATTAAAGAGTAGTCTTGCAAGGGTAGTTTTACCAATACCGGCATTACCACTAAACAATAGATGAGGAATACTCTTGTCTTTAATCCACGTTTCTACCTGTTTTCTCTGTGCTGCATCCCTAAATACATATCCACTAACAGTCTTTGGTCTGTATTTTTCAACCCATAATTCCTTCATTCGGTGCCCTCGTTTTTATACAAGTCTTCTAGCTCTTTTGTTTTTTCGTCGAGCTTTCCAAACAGGTCTACTTCTTCTTGGGTGATTTCTTTTGTAGGATTTGCTAGATAAAAGTCCTGAATGGTCTTCAGTTTTTCCTTCATTTCTAACAACCGCTCAAGTATTTCATTTTTTTCTGTCATTGTTTGCTCCTGGTGATCTCTCAATATGGTCAAGTGTTTCGTATTTTTCTAATTTTTTATCATAATTTTCGTACGTTAGCTTTTGAAGTTCAGGGTACTTACCTTCGAGTCGCGGATTGCGGTAGTCGAACTTGACTTTTGCTCTAATCTCTTTGGTAAGCCAAGGGTCTCCGTTGAAGTCAACAAACGGAACATTTAATACTTCGTCGGCGTCAGCTTCGAATATAATTTTTCTTGTTATTTGAACGATTCTTCCGTCGCCTTTGCAACTACCGCACGTTAGAAGTTCGGTTTCGTATTCGTCTCTGCCTACTTCCTCTGTGCGTTCGTACCATCCAATACCTTGGCAAGTCTTGCATATAGTTACCTGGTGCATATCAATGCACTTAACTAAGCTACAATCCTCAACTTTTGTCTTAAACGTTTTTAAATCTTTATGTTTTTGACTCATTATCTTCCATTATCTTTCTTGTCTCGCAATACCAATCTGTATAGAATCGTATTAGCAGAACGGCACCGCCACCGTATAGCAACGGAGCCCACCAATTAGGCCCATTGTAAAAAAATCCTGCCCAAAGCCATCCTGTTATAAAGTCAGCAAACACAAAAGCAACTACATAGTCGTACCAGCGTACAATATGTGTCTTCTTCGGCGGCTTAATACCAGCTAGCTCTTTAAGTCTTCTAGGATCGCTCATCGCTTACTCCACTTTAATATAAAAAATGTTGCTTCTTTTTCGTCTTCAAATTCAAGCCATCTTAGATCGCTAAGACGACGCTTAGGTCCGATTGGCCCTTGATTTTCTATCATCCAAATCAATGCGTCCAATACGCCGTCTTCGTTATCGGAAACTGTATGAAGATCTACTGAGGTCATTTTGTCCAGTTGTTGTGCTTAAAGATGATTTGAATTGATTTTGCTTGGTAGTATGCATCTGCTAGCGCATTGTGTAGGTCTGTTTGCATGTCTTTGCGCGGGTCTTTAGGCATACGTCTAGTAATAGTACGGCTATCCATTACCTGCCAAAAGTTCCATGGAATAGGTTTGTTAATACTGCGGTACATGTCCTCGAGCATTGTAAAGTCAAAGCCATAACCTTGTCCCCAAAACTCATCAACGCCCACGCTCCACTTGCTTATTTGGCGCAATGCTTCTTCAACTGTTACTGCGCCAGTTTGGTCAAACGTTTCTTCCATAATCTTAGGATCCTGTTTGGCCCACCACGCAATGGTACTGTCACTAGTTGTACGTCCTAGTTTATCTTGGTCGTCTACAAGTACTTTAAGATATAATTCGCTGTGTGGTTCGCTGTCGTTAAACGGGTTGAACTTAACAGCGCCTACGCTTAGTACTGTGGCCGACGGCTTAACGTCTAATGTCTCTAAATCTATTGTGCCGTGTGTGGCCATAAAAAAACTCCTTGCTAGTTACATGCATGTTAACACAAAAATAGCAAGGAGTCAATTATTATTTCAATAAGTCTTTAAGATTAGGTGGTTGCCAGCCTTCGGGCTTCAAAACCTTGCCGTCTTCTCTCCTGCGTACTAGGCCAGTCTCGGGATCAATTTTTGCAAAATTTGTACGCATAACTTCGTTCCATGCAGCTTCTGCATCAGCGCCGAAGCTGTTAATTGCACCAATTGTTACAACTAAAATGTCAATTAATGCATCAAGTTGTTCAATTTTGTCACCAGCTGAAATAGCATCAATTAATTCTTCTGCGTATTCTTCTTCAATAAGGTCTAAATACAAATCGTATTGCTTCTTATTATATTCGCCTGTAGTTTGGCCAACGGCCTTCATAAATCTTTTCGAATCTTCAAATGGGTTTGTCATATTGCCTCTTAAACGTTAATAAATGATGACGGGTCAATTGTTGCGCTTTCGCCGTCTTTGTATTCTTTTCCAAAAAGTACATCATCTTTAGGTTTTTCTTTCGACCAACCAATGATACTTTCTGCTTCTACCATGCGCAACTCGTTAACTCCATCGCCGTCGTCAACGTTAAAACTTCTTGTCCAGCGTCCGTGTTCAACAAGTACCCAATCACCGACGTCGTATTCGTCTTTGTTTTCAGGACCTTTGCGATACACGCGGCCCCAACGAGGATGAATGCCTCGTGTCTTGCCGTCGTCGTCGTTAAGTATCAATCCACCTTGTGTGCGCTGTTCACCAAAGTGCATATCAGTTACGATAACTCTATTACTTAAAGGTTTTAGATTTCCTTTAATAACTTTGTCGTAGTTTAATGCCATTTTTTACCTTTTTCTAGTTGTAGATGGTTTTTTAACAAAATTACCTTCGTCGTCTTCAGACCATTCTTCAGCTTCTGCCCTAGTAGGCTCAACTGCTTTAGGTGTTTCTTTCGCTTGCTCTGGTTTCACTTTTGCTTTTGGAGTTTCGTTTTTAACACCTGACTCGGTATTGTAATAATCCTTAAGAACGTCTTCTTTCTTACGAGCTATTCTTCCACCTGGGCCAAGCTCGTCTCCGCGAGCATTAACTTTAACGTTACCAACTGCTGGAGTTAGTTCGTTACGAGAAATCAAGAGATCAAGGTCAATGTTTTTACCATTAGCTGAACGGTAGATCTTACGACCGGGTTGCTTCATTGCCATTATTATCTCCTTATAATATAACATTACTTATGATAGATGTCAACCAGTGTTTCTGCTTTTGATACAGTACAACGCCAGTATCGACTTTTTCTATCCCAATGGTACGCTTTATTATACCATGTATCATCAACTATGGCTTTATCGTGATGATCTATTGTAATTATGTCTTTGTCTATACCTAACATATCCTGTGCAACACTTGGTATTGTAACTGTAGTGAATGGATATAAGGTATCTTTCTGTCTACACATTTGTAGATTTAATTTTACTGCTGCCTCTGCACTTTTGTCGTCTACGATATAAAGACTTTTAAGAAATGCAGTAAGCTCTTGTTCAAGTTGGGCTACGTTGTCGTGCAACACAATACTACTTGCACCTTTATATTCCCAATAAATGTCTTTTTCGCCTCGGACTTTTCTACCCCAGAATTGACTATTGTAAAAAGTGTTAAACAAATGTTCTTTTGTAGTGACATATTCGTTATGCAACAACGTTCCAGGATTCTGTTCAATCCAATACAGCATTTTTTCAAAGAAATGAGTCTCTTTTATTCCATGCTTGCTGGCATATTTTGCAAGATAATGTCCCCAGCCGTAATAGTACATTAAAATACTAATCCAACTAAACATGTGCCCTTGCAATACTGTTTCAGCATCTGCTGTATTTGTGCTTATAACTGCATCTGTATATTCTACAATATAGTTTTCTAAGTCATCTGCACTAAGGTAATACGTGTCAAGCGGAACAGTTTCGGTAACAATGCCATGCTGGGCCATATACCGAGGATCGCCCATAGTTGCATTATATGTAATAACTAATGGATGTATCATCAAGAAGCTATCTTGTCCTAAATCAATCAATTTTTGCACACCTGCTTTAAGACTATCGTAAGTCTCTTCAGGCATCGGCCAAATCAATTCACTGTATGTAGGAATGTTTTCTTCTTGGTATTTTTTGAGGAATTCGTTTACTTGTGTTTCTTTAATATTAAAGCGTTCACTAGCTACAAGTGTGCTTTCATTAAAGCTTTGCATTGCAAATGTAACGCCTTTAAAAATATTTGCATTACTTTTTTTATTTAGTAATGCGATTTCAAAGTTTCGCTCTACGTTATTCTTTGCCCATGTAGCATCCCACCACTTTGGATAGCCGTACTTTTTCTTTACATCTATAACGTGCTGTGTAAGTTCAACGTCGCGCTCTAACAAGCCCCAATTACTGTCGCAAACGCTTACATATTCAATGCGGTTCTTGCCCATCCATTCAATCTCGGCTTTAACACGGTCCATATCGAACATTGTTAGCTTGTTCCAATAGCTATCACCGATATCACAAAATGCGCAGTGGTATGGGCATCCGCGTAATGTTTCAAATGTAACTTGCCACATTACATCATCAGGATACTTGGCCATAATTGGTTCATAAAATCCTTCTAGTATTGGACTAGGGATATCGGAAATATCTTGCACCCTAGCTGCCCTTAGCGGCATGTGTGTTCTTGTCTGTACATGCAGGATGTCGTCGTAGTTTCCGTCGCGCAGTAGTATTTCACGAAAGGCACGTTCGCCTTCGCCGTGTACTGCTACATCAAACATCGGATAACTTTCAAAAAAGAAAGGATCGTGCTTATGTATTTGTGGGCCACCTACAACAATTACACAATCAGGCCAAAGCATTTTAATTTCTGATGCAAGTGCTTGGTTGTACTCCCAGTTCCACACATAGCTGCTCATAGCAACTAACTTAGGATCTTCCATTGTTAGTACATATTGCGACGGCGGTATCTTTTCAATTAATGTGTCTTTAAGATTCCACTGATCATTTTTTGCATACAGCCACTGGTAAGCTATTGCTAATGGCAGGAATTTATTTGGCCCATATGCGTCAACTACTTGAACTAAGTAAATATTTTTCATCTTAGAAATTCGCGCCAATCTAGGTTATATTTCATACTATCTACACTGTGGATGCCAATAAGATAGAGTATATAGCTAGCAACACTGCTACCGCGTCCAACGCCCCACACAATGTTGTTTTCGCGCATAAAGTCTACAAGGTAAATCATATATCTTAGCAAATCACTCATGCCACGTTTTTCAAATTCTGTTAATTCTTCTAACATACGAGTATATTCACCCGAATTTTTTTTCGGAAGCTTGTCCCACAAATAAGAACTCAAGTCAATCTCTTTATACCTTTCGGGCATGTAGTATTCACTACGACACACTTCGTCAAATTTGTCTTTATCAACAGTTAGCGGAATATATTTAGAAAGTACAGGCAGTCCTAATTCGTCTGCTGCTGAATTGAATGTATCAACATCAACATCTTCGTCGCAGAGAACTATGTGGCACTTCTGTATGTTGCCATTATAAATCATATCGATTAAGTCGCGATTTGTAAATCTTGGAATACCCAAGTCGTCAGTCTTCAAAAGCATACCCTTATATTAACTGATATTTATTAAACTGTCAAGATCATTTCCGTCGTCTTTACGCTGTTCATCTTGTTTTCTTTTTGCATTAGCACGACGGGCTTCTAGCTCAAGCTTATAATCGTCTAGAATAAGAATCATTTGGTGTCTGACACCTTCGTCCTGCGTCATAAAATAAGCAGAACTTAGTTTTGCAATTCTCTTTTCGAGTTCGTTATCAGTAAAATCAGACAAAGAGCCAAGGTTTGGATGCATATTATACCGCTGTAAATGTTTCTACAATTCTAAGATACAGTCTGTTAACATCGTAGCTAAATGCTTCTACGACTATCTCGCTTGCTGCATCAAGTGTTATTGCTGCGCCAGTAAATCCTGTTGCACCTGTATATATGGTTGCACCACCTTCGACTGCAAAATTAAGTGTGTGTGCAGCATCAGCTGAAAGAATTAGTCTTATTGGAGCATAGCTGTCTACCGGAAGATCACGGAATGTCAGTGTAAGTGCATCAGCCTGAACATTAATAACTTGTACAAATCCACTTGTCCAAACAATATCAGCGTTAGCAGAAATGCCAGTTGAACCAGTTGTGTTTGACACAAATGTACAACTATTAAACTCTGCTTCAACAATTTGATTGCCGCCTAAGTTGTTAGTAAACGTTCCATCTGGATCACGTACTAATACTCTAGTTTGCAAGCCAGTAATTTCACTGCTAGCAACGCCTAGTCCTGCCTTAATAATATTGAAATTATCACGGAAGCCTTGGCTGTCGTTGTCTTGGCCCGCAACTGGGAAATTCTCATCTATTGTTTCACTAATAATTTGGCTAGTCATCTATTGATCCTTAATTTAATATTATTTATCGTTGTTAAACGTTGAATTGATAATTTGCGAACACTATGTATTGTTCTTGGCTCTTACCCGTTGTAGTATCTATTATGTATCTATCAATATCATAATTAATAGATGTAAAATCAAACCCTGTATTTAAGATATTCTCGTAGATAGTCTGTCCAGTTCCAGGCTTGCAATATACTAACGGAACAGCCAATCTATAATCCAATTCAACAAGTCCGGCTTCTTGTGCTGTTCTCATCCAAAGCGGCAAGAAGTCTCTTGAACTTTGCCCTGTGGCTTTAATGTTGTCTCTCATGTTATCAATGTTAGAAATCCACTTCTTGACATCTGAGTCTTGTGACACTTGAATACCGTCTAAGTCGGCAGTAATAGGGTTTGCTGATGGAGTAGGTCTATACTTGTGAGGATCAGTTGGATTATCATCCGGTACTTCATATCTGCTAGTATCGGCAGTTATTTTTCCTGAATTATTTGTAACGTTAAATGACTTTCTTGCTTTTCCTGCAAATGGTTGTGCAGGGTCAATTAGATCAAGATAAACAACTTCGTATATAACGTCGTTAGTGCCTTCGGGTTTTGCTACAGCTAAGTTAAGGTCGCCAAGATAATACTTCTTGCGTTTATGATTTTTAGCTGCTGCCCCAACAAATATATCAATCTCGCCAGTTTCGATGCCGCCATAAATTAGTGCTCTTAATTCTTTTTGTACACCAAAGTTCGGATCACTAGGTCGGTAGACAATACGCGGCAAGATAATCGATGCATCGTTTATTAAATTTTTGAAACTATCTTTTTGTACACTATTTAAGAATGGTCTAACATAGATATTGCTGTATGTTAGGTTATCTAAATCACTAATTCTTAATGTAAACTCTCTTGAAATTGCACTGAAGCCAAAGCGGTCTCTTGCAAGTACGGTAAATGTGTAAACTCTATCAAGTGTAGTAGTAGCACCATCAAACGTAGTTTCGCCAGTATCAAAGAATGTTAATCCTGGTTGTTCTATTGTTCCGTTAATTGGTACTTTACCAACAAGTTCGCCATCACTTTTAAGTCCAATACCCGGTGGAAGTCTTCCTGCTATTAAGTCGTATTTTAGCAGGCCACCTACAATACTTGTTTCAGCACGAACGTTAATTGTACTAATTCTGTTAGCTCTCAGTGTTCCTAGATCGTTATCAGTAATCCAACTAATTGTACTGTCGACTTCGCCTAGCAATCTAAGTGTAAATGTTTTGCTTTTTGAAACAGCATCAATTTCGTCTCTAGAAAATGACTTAGAAAAGAAGCTGCCGGTATATGTACCGAAGCTTAGTTGTCTGTCAACACTAAACGTTCTTGTAAGAGTATTATTAATTTTAATTCTATCTTCTTGTGCAAGAATTTCAGCAAATACTTCTCCACTGTCTTCTGTGTGGAACAAACTCTTTATAAAATTAGAATTTCTATTTTGTGCAGTTGAAGGGATTAACATTACTATTGATTTGCCATCGCCTGCTACTTCGACATAAGCAGGACGATTTGGAATTGATAGGAAGTCTTCTAATACCGTTTCTATTGCGCCTTCGCCTGTAATAACTGTAACTAATTCTGTTACACTGTCTTCTGTACTAACTCTCCATTCAATGTAAGGATAGATATCCTGCATTAGGTATGATTCGCTATCACTAAAGTTTAAGCTTTTTCCGGTATAAAAATCTTTGTCACTATCGGCAAGGGTATCAACAAAGAAATAATCAGTTCCTGTAGCTGTTCTACTTACACTAATCGGCGTTGCAACGTATGTTGGTTGTAGTGGTGTTTTTAATGTAATAAGATCATAATTAGAATTAGCGTTACTTACACTTTGAACAGTATACGCTACACCCTCGATAACAATTTCTTTGTCAACTAGATTCTGTAAATCATTTATACCGTCATTAAATGAATCTTGAAGCTTGCCAATTCTAATCGAAGTATTACCAGATAATACTTCGTAGTTGTAAGTACCAAATACCGTTACTACACCTTCTAACTCGTTAAATCGTGTTGCTGTTACAGTAAATTTGTAGTCTTTGGTAATTGCAGGCTGATACGGAACGCGGCCAGCAATTTCTCCAGTTACCTGATCAATTGCTGTACCGCGAGGTATTACACTCGGAGTTCCGTCCGGATTATAAGCTTCTAAAAAGTATAATATTTCGCCTGTTACATTTTGATTTAGCGTGTCTAAATATACTGTAATATAGTTGTCAGCACGTTTTACACCTAGGTCTGCCGGAGTTAACCAAATAGGTGCTCTTACGTATGTCATATCTGCTGTATAAACACCATCGGCTGCTTTCATAATAGTGTTATCGGCTCTAGCAAAATCGTCGCCAACTACATAAACGCTGAATCGACGGGTTGCAAATTCATCTCCGTCGGTAACTGTTACTTCAAAATCATAATTTCTATTTAATTTTCTAGGATTTCTTGTAGGAACACTATAGTCGTAAAGTGTTGTATCATAAAAGAAGCTGTCAAGTCCGTTGTCGCTCACTACACTAAAGTCAAACGGTATACTTCCGTAAACTGGAACATCGTACCCGCCATTAATTACATTAATATCAAGTGCAAGCAACGGGTCAACTACACCAGTTAATCTACCGTCTTCGGATAGTGTAATGCCAGGCGGAAGTTCACCGCCGTTGTTGTCAATAAAAAATCTTAATTCGTCACCCGCTGGCAGGTCCGGGTCAGTTGCTAAAAGTTGATAATCAATAATACTACTGTCTAGGATAAACAATACATTATTTGGACCTACTGGTAATTTTCCTTCTGGAGTTATCCAAACAGGTGAATCCGGTCCTTGGATAGTCATGTTAAATGTTCTATCCAACACTCCTTCGCTTGTGGTTGCTCTTATTACAAAGTTACTAAGGGTATCTCTACTAACTTCAAATGCGCGGCCAACAATTCTATTTTCTTCAAGGCGTAATCCAGCTGGTATTTTTCCGCTAATTACAGTTGTAGTAACACCAGCAGTACTAGCGAGAGGCAATGCAATATCAACTGCTTCTCTCTCTTGTATAGTTCCTAGATCGTAATTTGTAGGCACTGTCCATTGTGGTAGCATACTTATTCCTTAAACTATAATATTGCCAAGATCGATAATACCATCTGGCGTTGGTTGAACAAACGTACCAAGATCAACCCCTACTTGTCTAATTACCCAATCAAGAATACTATGACTTTCTGAAGTCATTGGCCCAAAATCAAAACCTTCGATATATCTTCCTAGTTTACTATCATAGTCGATATTGTTTATATTTTCAGTAATTAAGTTAGTGGCTGTAATAGTACCGACATCACTAATATCTTGTCCATTAGCATCGAGTGGTCCAGTAAGTTGATCAAGTCCGCCTGTAACTGTTACAGTTTTAGTATTTTCGTCTGCAACTACTATAACGCCATTGTCACCATTAAAGTTAAGAGCAATTCCGTTACCTGCAATTACACTGCCACTGTCTCCAGAAATAGTAAACCTACTGTCAACTACTCCTGCGGCTATTGTAATTGTATTGTCTAGTTGCGATAAAGTAATGTTGTCGCCGCCAACAAGTCGTCTAAAGTTTGCAGTATTGTTTGAAACATTAGCAAACACTTCTGCTCCAGCAGATCCTAAGTTTGCTGCGGCAAGAAAACTTCCATCAAGATTTTGAAAGTTTTGATTAATCTTGATAAATGCAGATCTTAGGTCGTCGCCAGTTCCGTCATTTACTACGCCGCCTACATTAATTTGTTCTAGTGCCATCTTATTCTCCGTTTTAAATATTTATGCTAATGTAGGTCAGCCCATCCTGCTGTGCTATCACCGAACGCATCTGCTGCATAACCTTGAAACTTACCAGTTGTTACATTATACACCATCATTCCTAATTCTGGAGTCATAGCATCAATTTCTTCTTGGGTTAGTGACACTGGTCCTTTATATACTTCGATAAAATTATCATTAACTTTATCCATTGCAACTCTTAAAGGATCGCCATCTCCTCTATTTTCACTGGTACCAATGTTGATTATTTGTCTTGCCATTATACTCTTCCTACTACTACTTCAGTAACACCGTAACCAGTGTCTAACTTTTCTGCAACTGCTTTACCAATCACAGTACCAACTCTTGGGTCATTATTAACAACAGCATATCCTGGTATTGCACTTGTAACCAACAAGTCGCCCTTTTCTACTCTACCAAGCACCTTACACGGAACACGTCCTTGTAGTGCAACGCCTGTTACGTAGTCACCTTTAAGCTCACTGTTCATTAAGTGTGCAGGATTAGTTGTTACAACACCAGCAACACGGCGGTCAGCGGTTTTAGTAGTTTGGGTAACTTCTGCTGCACCGCCAAACACAAGAACTGTTCCAGGTTCGTACTCTGCGTCAGCCAAGTAGTTTTCTGCCAAGTCAGCGTATAGTGCTTCAGTAGCAACACCATTAAATGTTGTAGCAAATACAGTGTTCCAACGGTTTGCAGATGAACCAATACTTTGTCCGCTATCAGTCGGAGTGTTAACTCTTGGAAGAATACTACCAGTTTCTGCGTTAAATGTAAATGATAGTCCGCCTGTTCCTGTAAGACTTAATGTATTTGTTCCTGGATTGAAATTATAATTTGAGTCGGTATAAAGTGTATGTGTGCCCGATAGAGATGATGAGAACAACGGATAATGTAGAGAATTAGTTGTACTTCTGTCAGTTAACGATACTTGTGTTGCAACCGAAGCTGTTGCAGCATTGCCTGTCGTGTTAGCATTAATAGTTGCTGGCAAGCTTAGTGTAAATGTGCCTGTACTATATCCAACTGTAATTTGGTTAGTAGTTCCTGCAATAGTTACCGAAGTTCCTAGTGTGCGACTACTTGATGTAGTTCCATTTCCAAATGTAAGTCCACTATTTTGCAGTTTAGAATTAGTAATAGCACTGTCGGTAATATTAATCCAGCCATTAGTAGAAGTAAACAAGCTGCTGTTAAAGCTAGCTAGTCCAAGATCAGATTGTACAATTGCTGTAGCATTTGCTCTTGTTGTCGCTGCACTCATTGCTAGCTTAGATTGAGCAATTGCGGCACTTGCACTAACATCGGCGTTTAAGATTACTCCTGGATTAATGTTTGCATTAATCTCGCCTCCTACAACGCTAAGAGCAATATCCGAAGCAACGGCTGTTGCTGCGTTTATCCAGTTTGTGCCGCCTAGATCATAAATTAATAGGTCGCCGTCAGTAAGTGCTGTAAAATTAACATCTTGTAATTCTGAAAGTTCATCTTGTGTTTGCAATACACCATCGACGTAGTTTTTAGTAGCTGCATCAGAACCAGAAGTTGGCGTTCCTAAGTTAGTAATTTGATTGCCGCCTAAGCTTAGACTACCGGTCATTGTGTCACCAGCTTTGCGAATTGCACCGCCGCCGATAATGTCAGCAACTAGAACAGCATCGCCGTCTCTGTCCCAACCTAGACGTCTGTTAATGTAACCTTCAACTGCTGTTTCAGTTGGAACAGCATCGCCAGTGGCATTAGTAAATGTAGTATCTGGCGAGAATTCGTTAACACGAACACCACGCTTAAATCCAATACCATCAATGTTTGTAAGTACTAGTGCAGCATTAAATGTAACACGTCCGGTACCCTGATCAACTGTAAAGAATCGACCTACACGGAAGAATCCATCTTGGTCAGTTGATGCAAAGAACACACGTCCTTTTGTTTTTTCTTGTACTTGTGCTTTAGAATTAAAACCTTGTGTATCAACTGCATCTTCTGCTGTAACAGCACCAACAGTTGGTGCACCGTAAATTCTACCAGGATAGTTAGTAGTATTATATCCACCAGTACCGATATCGAGGAAGTCATGTGCAGTTGCACGACAAGTTGAAATATTAATTGTTACTGCTGCAATTTCGCCAGACTCAAGTCCTGCCTTTATTGATATATTATTTCCAACGGTACTGTCAACTCTTGTCGCAAGACCAGTGCCGCCATATGCTGGGTTAATATTGTACACGTCTTCAAACGTTACAATGCCGAAGGCACTACCATCGAGCCCAATTGTACCACTGTCATCAACTACATCAGTGTATCCTGTTATTCTATGAACTTTTCCAGCCCAAGTAAATATCTTGCCTACAACACGATTTTTGTCCGATGTGTCAAGTGCAGATATTGCAATATTTAAGTCACCTTGAGTGCGACCCAATCCAGTTCCGCCTGCTGGTGCTGCGCCGACCGAAACTCCGGTAATATAGGAAGCGCCGCCAACAGTATATCCTGCTCGTTCGTTAATAACCAAGAGGTCAAGGTATGCATAGTTGTCGTCGATTGTAACCCTTGCTTGATTACCAACTACTGGAACGCCACCAACAATAGTATTTTCAAAAGCTAGTGTTCTATATGTATAGGTATCAAACTCGTCAAACACAATTGCAGTACTTGGGCGTGAATATAAATCAGAATTAATGCCGTTAAACAATAGATTCTGTTTTGCTCTGTAAACTGCCAAGGTTCCAAAAGTTGTATCTTCTTGAATGCCAGTGTCCGATGTTGCAATGCCTGCAGATAAATCAAATCTCCAAATCTTGGCTTGGATAGCACTTCCGCTGTCACATAATGTTGCAACCAAACCTGCTGGTATTTCTAAACCTGTATCACTAACGCTCACAACCTCATAAGGCTGATATAATCCGCTATCGTGCAGTATTTCGATTTCACTACTATTCAAAGGATAGTCTGTTAAGTCGTATACATATACTGCAACATCTTCTGCTTCGGCAGTGAATCCTCTGTTTGTAATAGACGACGGTGCACCTAAGATTGTTGAGCTGCTTTCAAACACATCATCAATTATGTTGAAAGTACCGCTCAGTACATTTTCAACATACAATATTGTGTCGCCGCCATCGACGTTAAAGTAACTAAGAGTTCCGGTAACAATACTAGTTCCTTGATCTTGAGAAACAGTTTCGCCAATTGTGAGAGATCCGCTTACATCTCCAGGAATAGTAAGTTCTACTTTAACTGAATAAATTTTAGCAGGTTGTACTAGGTTTTGTGCTAGTGTTGCATCTCTTGAAGTTTCGTCTGGGTCACTTCCTTCAGATACCATACCAAATGTACCGTAGCTGTTATTACCAGTTAGTGAGCGAATCTCGGATCCGTTTCTTGAATAGTAACCTATGTGACAATAGTATGTAAATACCGAAACAATCTCTGCAAGTGCATTGTTGTTAGCAAAAATTCCGTAGCCGAGATCGTTAATTTGTGTGTAGTCGTTTGCTAGCATTGATTTGTTGCCTGCGCCCTGCAATGCAACATCGATAATGCCTAGTGCGCTGTCAACCTCGTCGCCAAGTCCAATTCCATCATTGCTGCTTGGGTCTAAAATTAGTGTCGCACTTGCTGTTCCAGCATTATCTGGAATATAATCTTTAATTGCATTAACTTGATAACGAATACCGTTTATAAAGAAAGAACTAGGAGTGTTTGGTTTTCTTATACCCAGACCAGATGTTGAAGGTGCTTCAACAAGCACTGTAAAGTTATCATCCTTGTTAACAATTGTAACAGGCATGTTATATGTAAATCCATCAATGTACATACCGCCCGCAAATCTTTTTTCATTTGTACTTGCACTAAAGCTAGAACAAGTTTGTACATATGGTGACCTTGTTTGTATTGATCCAGTTGGATCAAGCACTACCATAAATCCGCCGTGACGCTGAACTGTTAAACTACGAATAATGTTAGAATCGTTTGTTAAGAACACATCCATTTGGTTGTTATTTTTTGGAGTACTATTTGGATCAGACGGATCTGTTAAGTAATGATATCCGTAATATCCTATCGTGCTGCTATCATTTGCTGATGCCACTAAGTCACCGCCGGTTGCTGTAACTATGCCATCAACTTCGGCATCTCTATAGAAATATGTAGATGCATAAGGGCTTGTACTTACACCAGCTGCCGGACGAATAATAGTACGTCTAATTTCGTCACCTTTAATAGAAGTGTTTTCAGGAAGACGAATTGGCAATTGCTCTTCGTAAATTCCTGATTCAACTTTAATAGTAACTTGTGTTTCTTTAACTAAATTGCCAAATTCAAATTCTTCACCAGTTTCAAATTCAATCGGAGCCAGCAATTCAATTTCAGCAGTATCGTATGTTGGAGTACCAACGGTGTCAGCACCTCTTGCATAGGTTACAATTCTACCAATTGCTCCAGTGGTTTTGCCTCTAATAACTTTTCCAGGAATTAGATCAATATTTGGTACATCAACGTTTGGATTGCCTGATTGGTCCGCAAACTTGTCCGGGCCACTAAAGAGAAACAGATTATAATAATTTGGTGCTTCAACTAACGCAGGATCTCCTGTGTTTGAATCAATAATTTGTAAAATATCATCAAAGCGATTGCTGACTGCTGTATACCACTGATCCGAAGTTGTTCCTAGTGCAGTTTCAATTGCTGCAAGCATTGCTATTTTTGCCTGTGTAATACCGTATGTTGTCTCGGTATATTGTCCATTTGCACTAATAGCAATTTCTGAACTCGGATTAGTATAATATCTAAGTCCGGCATATCTAGATAGAGCATTATGCTTAACGGTTAACGTACTTGCTTTTATGTCAAGGCGGATGCTATCAAGAATCAGTCCTAAATCTCTACGGCACAATGTTTCATTGTAAATAAAATCTGGATACGTAGAAGCAATTGCTGCAATAGTATCATCTATAACAGTTTGTCTTTCTGCAATAATTGTATTAGAAACAGTTGTTTGGTTGGCAGCAATTACTGGATATCCAAAAGCATTTCCGCCGCCGGTTGCTAGCAGATATGAATTTAGTGTGTTACCTGTGTCTTGATATGTAATAGTTTGGATGTACGGACCTACATCAATTGGCGCTGCCTGTTGTATTCTTTCTGCTTTTGCACAAGCTGCTGCAATTGATGCATAAGAATAGCTTTCACTTCTTCCAGCTTTTCCTGGAGGTGTAAGCGCCTGTGCGTCGTCGCCTGCTTGTGTCACAAATAAGTTAACAGTACTGCTATAAGAGCTAGAATCAACATAGAACTTGGTTGCAGCTTGTAGGTCGTATTGGCTATTAGGAGTGCCAGCGCCAGCAAATGGATACGGGTGGTCACTTAACGTTAACTCGCCTGTCATTGTATCGCCTGTAATTGATACAACTTCGCTTACACGCGGAACTTGTGAACCGGTTGCACCTGCGGGTACCGACAACGCACCAGTTAAAGTATCGCCAGTAACGTTTACATAGTTCTGATCAGTGTATCCTTTAGATACAAGTAAATTGTCTGCTGTAATGTTTGGGGAGCCATGTGTGCTATTCCAAGTTGATACTAGTGTTGCTAATCCACTTGACCCACCAAGTATTAAGGCTTGTGTTGACTGGTTATATGCAGCACTTGCAGATATTTTTAATGGACTTGAAGTAGTTGGTGCTGAGTCTGTATTCAATTTAGCATTAATTGCCTTAACAACTAGTGTGTTGCCAACTACTTCAAACGAGACAGTGTTATCAGGATCACCCGGATCATTAGTGCCAGCGTCCGAAACAAGATCATAAAAATCGATGCCTGTGCCGTCTTGCCTTACAAGAGTTACTTTACCTTCGTTACCCAAATACGTTTCGGGTGTATCGTTTAGACTGGTAAAACTGATGTCTCCACCAAGGCCAAAAATCGCATAGAGTTCTGCAAAGTTATCATTTACTTTGCGAAAGCTTTCTCTAATACTGTCTCCAGTGCCGTCATTGCCTTCAATGCCGATATCAATATCTTGTTTTGCCATTTTATAACTCCATTAAACCGCAGGCTGCGTTAGTTTTTCTAAATCAAAATTTACACTTACACCACATCCGCAACTGCTCTGTGCATTTGGGTTGCTGATTTCAAAATTGCTGCCTACTAAACTCTTTACGTAATCAACTTGAGTGCCAAACAAGAACATTAAACTTGTAGCGCCGATAACAAACTTGCCATCTCCTGCATCAATTACTGTATCTCCTTTTTGGAGATTCTCTTCATTATCAACTGTTCCCCAGTCATATTCAAAACCTGCGCACCCTCCGCCTTTTAAATTAAGGCTAATTCCGTACACATTATTCTCTTTGCAAAGAGAATTAATTTGGTCTTTGGCAGCTTCTGTTAAAGTGCAAACATTCATTTTTTGATTCCTTCGTTATATTTATTGCTATTTTTTATAATCTTAATGTAAATACATATATGTTTATCAAACAAACAGTGTGTGAAACTTCACACGTGAGAAAAAGCAAACTCGGCGCAGAACATACGTACAAAAGAAAGAAAACTCTTGTGCATTTCCGTTGTGATAATTGTAACACAGAATTTACAAGAGAGCGAGGGAAAATGGATCCAAAGCGATTAAGCAATAATTACTTTCATGTATGTTCAAATTGTGATGCAAAAAAGTTCGCCCAACGCAAAGGCGTTGAGCGTAAACATGTATGGAACATGTCAGCTAGTAGCAACATGCCAATTGGAAGGCTTTAAGGATTGCGACGTATTGCTTGTACTGCTGTTGCAGTACTGCGCTGATCGTTGGTTACACTTCTTACCCTTTTTTCAAGCACTGACAGACGCGTTTCTTGGTCGCGTACTTTTTGTTCTAGTCCTTGTACATACTTTTGTGTAGGGACGTTTCGTTCAACCCCATCTTCGCCTAGAACAGAATAATGGTCTACGCCTTGACCGCGCAAACCACCTAAATCTCTCTTTGTATTTTTTTGACTTGTAGCGGGCGCAGGCGTGTTAGACCTGCTGTACATCTTGTTTAAATAATTCATACATATATTTATTCATCTTTCAACAACCATAACGTATAATGATTTGGACGAAAGTAGAAGTGCTCAACTACTGGATCGCCAGGACCGGTGATCTTTGTTGTAACGCGAACAGCTTTGCGCATAAAAAGAGATTTATTAGAAGACCAGCAAAATGCCCACGGTCGCATACAAAATACCTCTTTGGTGTTTTCGAATCGATGCCGTATCATCAAGTCGCCAATTGTTTCAAGTCCTGATGAATAAGTTGATTCTTGGCACATAATATTCAATTCTTTCGTTGAGAGTTTTGTCATCCAGCCGTTAGGGCTATCGGTTTCGAGTGTTGATAATCTAGTGTTTGAAGAAGCTATAATAAATAGATCCTTTATTGAGATTCGATTAGTAAGATAGGCTCGCCTGTGTTCATACTTCTTAAGCCATTTTTCCTTGCGATTTTGCATATTCGTAAAGTCCTTTGCTGGCTAAGTTTTTGGCTTTAGATTCGACCATAATGTCCGCTGTATCGCTAAACTCAAGGGCCCAATCGTTAACTGCGTCGTTCCACATATAGTCGCTGTGTGCGCGTAGTTTGCCCTTTTTGTAGCCTTGGGCTAGCAAAGCTTCCATGTCGGGCTGTGTGGCGCTGCTATGACCGTGTAAGACGTCTTCTCTGCTTACACTATAGTGAATTGCAGGACGCACACCACGCCAGCTATCTACAACACGCTTGAAGCGATCGTCTGTAGGACTAATGTACTCGCCCTCGCGGCACCAGTGGTGATGCACGTCTAGTACAAGGGCAACATCTTTCTCAAGTTCTAAGCTGTCAGCAATGCCCCATTTGTTCTCGTCATTCTCGATAGTAATAACATTGCGAGCTTCGGTCGACAAACGCGGTAGTGCATCTTTAATGCCTTGCGGACCTTTGCGGCCACTAATGTGTACGTTGCATTTAAAGTCTTGGAATTGCTTGCCATAGCCCATCATGCGAATTACATCAACATGATATTCAAATTCGTCTATGCTACGATCGACAATATCGTCATTATCGCTTGCGAGAACAGTAAACTGACCAGGATGCATAGAGAGGCGAACATCAAGCTTACGTGCAAGGTCACCCACTTTTGCAAACTCTCGCTCACAATGCCCTTTGACATCAATGCGCCGCCAAAAATAACGCCAGTCAGGCTGAGTATAAAGAGGAAGAACATCACTCCCCAAACGTACCATTCGTAATTCATTGGGCAAGGATCCTACGTATTCAATTAAGTTATAATAGCTTTGTATATTATGCACCATAATATCCCAAAGTCTTTCTTCAGCATCTTGAACACTTTGGCGGTTGAGCCAAGCAACTGTTGTTGCTTTAGTGTTAAGTGGTCGCTGAATTTCTTCAAGTAGCTTCTTCGGTTGAGTTTGGTCGCTGTCCATGTATTTACATGCAAAGCCAATACGTTTATACATCATTATACTCCAGTAAGAACTTTGTATACAACGTATCTTCTTCAATGTCAAGTCCTAGCGCCATGTAACTACTGTCGCTATCACCAGAAAAGCAATAAGATTTACAATTAATTTCTTTTTGTTTTGTTAAGTACTTTGCAAAGGCGTCAACTCCGTCCTTGCTAGCAATTGCCCAATTGCGGCTTTTATACCAATCGACCATATCGCAATCCTCTAAGAATCCTGCAATATGTTTGTTCACAACTTTCTGCACCATCTTCCTTAATCGGTTTTGACCGCCGCCATCTGTTCTTATGAGATTAACTTTTACCATTATCTTAACACCGTGAAAATTTGATGATAACTGTTTTTACATTGTGTTAGTGCCCAGTCTACTCGGTTATTAGGCAAGTTGTCAATTGTAATGTTAATATCTTGTTCTAAATCATTAGGAGAATACATGCGATTAAACATCAGCCTATTGCTGTCCTCGAGTCTACTCAGGATGTATTTAATCTTGTCACGCTTTTTTTTGTGCAGAACTCTAGTCATGACTTACTATAGCATCTTACAAAACTTATGTCAACCCCAGTGTTGCAGCGGCCAACGGTCAATACAGTCGGGTATATTAGGTTGTCCATGAAACACTGCTATGCTAGTTTGCGGCAGTATTGTAGGTTCTCCAGCTTCTTTAAATGTGCGCTTGCCTTTTATTACAGCTAATTTGTCGCGGCCGCGCATTTCCCATTTGTAGCTTTGTATCCATTCGTCAGGCCAAAATGCATGATCTTTAATGTGTC